TGGCCAAACAATAATGCTTATCTCTATGGAGAAACCTAGCGGAATTGTAGGTTTTGAGTGTGGTGCCGCTGTAGTTGATGAAGCTGCTCTATGTAGAGAAGAATCCTTTAAGAGACTCAAAGCCAGAATGAGAGCCAGCGGAATCAAGGGTGAGCGCCAGATTCTATGTGTATCCACTCCAGAGGGATTGAATTGGCTATCTGATATGTTTGACTCAGAGGCTCAATCTGGATGGGTTTTTGCAGATGAATATGATGCTACGAAGATAATCATCATCGAGAGTGACTCGGGAGAAAAGGAGCTTAAACGTCGTCGCTTTAGGCTAACAACATATATGAACCAAGGCTTTCTACCACCAAACTACATAGAAAAAGAGATTCTGGCTCCTTATGGGCACATGCAGCACTATGTAGATTCTTATGTTTATGGCTTGTTCAGGCCGTTTTCTACTGGACTTGTGTGGGCTTCATATAAAAGAGCAGTGAATTGGCATGAGCGATTACTGCCTAAGAACGATAGGCCACTTGAGATGACTTGGGATTTTAACATTTGCCCTGCTTGGGTTGCTATGCAGACTTACCGAGATGAGAACAGGAAAGAACAGTATTTTTGTATTGATAATGCTAATCATGGTGGAGAGCAGCTTGCAGATGCTTGTATTGAATTCAATGAGAAGTTTCCGAGAGCAGACTTTGCCAATGTGCCGATTCACATTTATGGTGACCCATCAGGTCACTCAGGCTCGCATAAAGTGAGAGAAACAGACTTCAAACAGATAGTTCGGCACCTCAGAGAGATGGGCTACAATCAGGTAGCCGTTATCGCACCAAAGCCGCCAGCTCCCCTTGAGCGAGTATCTGTAGATATCACCAATAGATTATTTGATGAAGGAACTCTAAAAATATGCGAGAATTGCGACAAGGTATTTGAGTCTATATCAAAAACCGTGTGGAAGAATGAGCAGAGACAGAAAATAGATAAGCCTTCTGGTGAAACGCATTCACATTTTATGGATGCTATCAAGTATCGCAATTGGGCTTACAACAAACGACCAGTGATGATTTAATATGCCAGAGAACGAAGAAAACAAACCTAAGTCAGTAGAGCTTTACGAGCATCATGAATATCTAAACATGCATGAAGAGTGGTGCACACTAGAAGACATGCTTGAGGGTGAGCACAAAACTTTAACGCAGAGCAAGTATCTTTGGCTACATGCATCGGAAGACCCCGAGCGCTGCGATGAGAGAGACAAGAAGGCGGCAATTAAGAATAGACTCACTCGCCAGCAAAGAACTAGATACATCAACTACATTAAGATGATTCGCAATAGGCTGGTATCGCTAATCACAAAGGGCGGTTTTGATATTCCAGATGAGATTGCACAAATCTTTGAAGACGTAAAAGATGACGTTGACGGCGAGAACCACGGTTTAGATTGTTTCTTTCGTATGCTCATCGAGGATAATGTAACTTTTGGTGCAGCGTATTGTGAGACTAACACCAGAACATTAGATATTCGCTCAAGGCAGGATGAAATAGAGAACAACTCTCGTCCATATTTTCAGCGCATATTCCCAAAAGATTTCAAGGATTGGCAGCTAAAGCCAGATGGTAAATATGGCTCATACAGAAAGGAATATAAGCTTGTTATTCCTAGAGCTAACTTAGCAGAGGAGCCACAGCTTTATCATTTCTCTGATGTCATTACAGTTGAAGAGATTATTCTGGATGACCTACCAACGCCAGAAGAAGCAAGAGAGTCAGTTGCTACAAAGATAGCAGTAACGGTTAAGACTTTTATTTCCGTAGATGAAGACGGTAAGCGCATTAATCATCATCCAGTAGCGGTAAAAAGGCATTACAAGAAACAAGGCAGATACCAAACTCATAATCACTGGGTTTTATTTAGTGAGAGAATCATTGACCAAATGGAAGACCTGCCTTTAGCTACTACTCGGATACAGGAGTCTTGGCTTAGAGACTCAATAGGGCCAGCGCTAAAGATATTCAATAAGCAGTCAGACTTAGATAACATTCTTCACTCGCAATGCTATGACAGAGTGTTTGTTATGACTAATCTTGATGGGGCAATTCACTCAGACGGTAGCCCTGTATCTGATGAATCTAAGAAGCGTAAGCTCTCACATGATACAGCAGTGGTATTAGACCCAGAATCTAGCGTTGTGAAGCTAGACCCAACAAACCCAGAGGCGTTAATTAAGTCCATTGAGCACGACTTTGTTGATTTACTTCGCATTGCGTTTAATCAGCCAAGACAGGTGAATAATGATAGCCGCCAGGTAGAAGGGCAAGACACTAGAAAAGAGCAGAAAGAAGACTTATATACACGAGTTCAGGAGAAGCGAGTTGAGCTTCTTGATATGATAAATACGGCCGTGCAGCATTTTGCAACATTCCGTGACCGTAGCACTGAACTAGAAGCAAAAATCTCATTCCTAGAGGATGTAAGCGAGGAGGACATAAAGGACTTCATCGCCAATATTCGTATGGTTCAAGACAGGGTTAGTCGTTATCCGAAGTTGGATAAAGCCATTGATATGAAACTGGTGCAAAAGCTTGAACTGGGTGATGAGGAAGAAATAATGGAGGAAATAGAGGCTACAGATGTTGAGCAGCGCCGAAAGGAGTTGATTGATGAGCAACAAACCTCTTTACTACAATCTAATAACGGGGGAGTGGTGCAAGCCAAACGACCCCAACAGAGCAATAATGCACGACGGAAGAGTGATAACTCTAAAAGAGTGCCGAGAGAAACTAAAAGAAAAAGGAGCTAAAAATGGCCGACAAAAAACTACTAGAGCTACAAAAACTAATTGAAGGTTTTAATAAGGATGTTGCTAAATTTGTTAAAGAATCGAAGGTTCACGTTCATATTAAAGTCACGACAGTTGAGCTAGACACAAACCTACACGCTCCAAGCCTGAAAGCTATGGTCACAGAGACTAAGGAAATAGGTTAAAATGAAGTGGCTTGCTTATATAGCTTTTACCCTTCTCATTCCAAATCTTACGCAAGCGCAGTTCACGGATGAGTTTAAGGGTAGAGCAACCAAATTCACATATTCCGAGAACGGACAGTGCATTGTTGAGGATTATGTAACTAAGATAGGGCTATTTGACAGAACAGCGGATGCAAAACCTCTTACTGGTTCTTTAGCTAACCCAGGTGCGCCAGTCGAAAGTATTCCTACGGCTGGCCTTGCCGCCGAGCATTATTGGATGAGCTTTGAGCTCAACATGAAAGCGCAGCGTGAATATCGCGCTTGCGTTGCTCAGATTGAGTTAATTCAAGAGATGCAGGGCGCTTGCCCGTTAACGGCACCATGTAGCCCATTCAGGAACAGCATATTTCAATTGTCTGAGTATTGGGTGCCTTTCAATGTGATTGATAACGTGTTTGAGTTTCCACCTGGGCGCTTGTCTTACATAGAGCATTTTAAGGCAGGGATATTCACGCTAAACAGAATGATTTCCCATAGAGATGCTTGCAGAGCTACGCTGTTCCAGATGAAAGGCACAATAGGGCTGTAGTCATGAAGGTCGTCGACTTAAAACAACCAGATTGTGATGACGTTAGGCTTGGCCTTAAGAATGTCCTAGAGGAGATTGATGAGCGTGATGAGTCAATTATTGTCATAAGAGACAGAGGAGATGGCGTGGTCCTACATGGCTTAGGAAGGCCAGTCCGTAAAGCATTTTATGCATTAGGTTTAGTCGAAAGAGCCAAATTCGTTCTAAATGCTTACAAGATAGGGGACAATGTAGAGGAATGATATGCCTGAAATCCCACAAGAACTAATTGATGAGGTAACAGAAGCCCATGACTCAATCGATGCCTACATACTGGCAGTTCGTTCAGAGGTGGAGAATTATATACGCCTTCTTATACGCGACTTCAAAAACGCAGAGTCTGAGGAAGAGGCTCTTGCTATACTTGCGGGGTTTTCTTTTTCTGTTCTTCCCAATCAGCTTAGAGAGCGTGTTGCTTCACTTCGCCAAATATACACCCGTCAACAACGCGTATTGTCTCGTAGATTGGACATCACCGAAGCCGATAGAGAGCTTAAAAGGCAATACGCAAACGGGGAAGTTGATTCAGTTAGATTCGAGCTTGAAGCGGGATTAAATAGAGCATCAAGCACTCTCGCTCTTTCTATTGCAAGCGCAGATAGAGTTCTAGTCAACGATGATGAGCTATTTGAAGATACAGCTAATGGCCGATTAAATAACATCGCTGCTGCTGTGGTCACTGGCCTAGCTGCATTTAGAAGCACTATGAATATTCGTAAGGCTCGCGCTGGCGCTAGATTTCTATATGTTGGGCCACGAGATGAAAAGAACAGACCTTTTTGTGCTGACATATTGGCTCGTGATAGAGTGTGGACACTGACAGAAATCAATGGGCTCGATAGTCACCCCGATACAACTAGACTGCCAGTAAGAATCTACGCAGGGGGTTGGAACTGTCGGCATGAATGGATTGAGCAACGATGAGAAATATTGCAATGATTGAA